GAGCTGAACAGCTAAGATCAAAGCTCCCTGTCCTAAGCCAGCCAAGGTAGAGAAGTCTAAACTACTTAATATCTGTAGTGAGAATACCGCAGTGGTAGCAGCTTGTGCAAAATTAGCAAGACCAGCACCACCTACTCCTCCACCAGATTGGAAGCGGGCACGACCAATGGAACCTCCACCAGCGGCTAGTACTGGGAATCTGTTTTCATTTAGTAGCCCAGACTGGGCAACAGACTTCTTCTTAATAACAAAAGAACCGGCCTGAATGTCAGCAGGAACAGTATCACCACTGCCTCTACCTGGAACTACAGACACATCAGATAAATCGAAATCACCTAATAGTGCTCCATCTCCCGTCTTATTCAAACGCTGTAGTCCTGCAATACCAGCCTGTGCTGCTGCTCGTGGACCAAATACCAACTCTTGAGGAGTAAGTAAAGAAGAAATAGTACCGCCACCAGCACTACCGCCTTCTACACTACCTTGTTCTGAAGATAACTTTAGCAATCCAGGCCTAGCATCAATAGCAAGCTGTTGGGCAGATTTACTAATTAGGGCTTTTTCGCCAGCTTCCGTAAGAATGTTGTCAATCGTATTGCCTTCTGACGTCGTTCCCTTCACGTTCTTCGGTTTTACTCCAGCACGGTTCCGAGATGCTCTTGCGTCTACATAGCTTATACCACCAATCGCTGGGAAGACGCTCGCTAGTTTCCCGATACCTGTAGTAAAGTCAAACGGCGTATTGCCACCCCCGCCAGTACCAGCGTCTTTATCAAACTCAGCTAGAGGTTGACCGTTTAATGCATTAATAGCATTCTCAAAGACTACACCCTTTATAGCTTGAGCACCAGAGCTTTCTAAGAATTTAGTTGTATCCTTTGGGTTAATCGGAGAGGCGTTCACACCCAGCTTTGTAGCAAAGATCTCAGCTTGATCTTTGACTGCTTTTAAAATAGATGCGTCTAAACCGTCATTAAATATATCCTTAGTTCCTTGGTCGGCTACGCCTTGAATTGTAACACTAATCGGAATATTAGCCCCGCCTGGAACGCCTAATGCACTATTAAGAACTGGTCCTGGCTTATTGCCTAAGATAGCAAACTGTGACGCAAGACTCTTTGCACCAAAACCCGTGGCAGCTGGTCGAGCCTTGACGATGTCCTTAGAGGGAACGATAATCTTAGCGTTGACGGGAGCACCAGCAGTAGTGTTTAGTTTATCATTAACAACGAAGCCGACGCTTTGAGTCTCAGCCAAGCCCACCCCACCACCACCAGCAAATCTTTTTCGGCCTACACTACCACCACCTCGCCTACCACCTCTTCTGCCGACTGGGCGAGAAATGACACTACTTGCTCCCGCAGCTGCGATAGCTGTTGGTATTCGACTCATAGCAGCTATCAGGGCAGGTATTCTAGCAGCTAGGACTTGAACAGTTGTCCCTAGTTTTGCTGTGGCGGTATTGAGTACCGTCATCTTGGCATTAAGACCAGTTAATTGAGTCGTGTTGGCTTGAACCGCTTGAGTGTTGCTTGCTACTACAGTCTGTGTTTGTTTTTGTTGAGCTGATGCGGCTGCACCTCCTCCAGGTCCACCGCCACCAGAGATAGCACCACCTATGTTACCACCAACACCGCCCGCACCACCACCCTTGCGTAGACCACCAAAGAAACCCTTAGCAAAGTTAAAGACGCCACTAGTTAGCTTAATACCAGCAATAGCAGTAATCAGAGGAAGGGCTGGACGAAGAGCATCAGCCAAGAAGATAAAGCCTTCTCCGGCTTTGATTGCGAAACGAGCTAGATCTTGAAAGGTATCCGATGCGGTAATATCACGAATCAGCTTACCAAATTTTTGTTGCAATTGTTCGATTTGTACGGAAAGATTCTGAGTGGCAATAGCTACGTCGTTAGAGATACTTTTTGTACCTTCAAGAGCGATTTTGCGGGCCTTCTCTGCTTTCTCAAAGTTAATGATAGCAGGCAGCAAGTTCTTTAGTTGGCGAATACCACCCAACTCTTCAACTACCGCACCGAAACTAATCGGATCAGTCTTTTGGAGATCACCAAGCTTACTGGACAGTTCTTTGAATGTCTCAAAGAATCCAATAAACTGCTTCTCGCTGTTCAACAGTTTCACGTCAAACTCTTCCAAGAAGGCAATTGTTTGTGGTCGTTGAATACGAGCAAAGATAGTTCTCAAACCAGTGGAGATCGAATCAGCACTTTCTCGTGTAGTAGCTCGGACAGCAGTGAAAATGGCCAACAGATCGACCAGAGCCTCTTCTGGCTTTTTCAGACCGGACGAGGAAGCTGCGAATACACCACCAGCACGACGGATGACCGAGATCAAGTCTTCTGATTCAACCGCAAACTTCTTAGAGATAGCATTCAGGGAGCCAAGCACATCTTCTGTCTTGTCGGCAGAAATCTTGAACTGGTTCAATGCCGCGACGACACCTTCTGTCGTTTGCTCTAGACTACCAAAGGTAGGAGCCAATGATGCTCGGGCAACGGCACGTAAAGATGATTCAACCTGATCTAGGGATTGGCCTGTTTGAGCGAAGGTACGGGCAACACCAACTAACTCGTTAGCACTAACACCTAAGCCCGTGGATAGTTGATCGATAGCAGTAGTCAGTCCCGTTAGACCTTGACGGGTCACTCCTGTTACCTGTACAATCTTGATTAGCTCACGCTCAAACTTGATAGCTTCACTAACACCTTGTTGTACAGCACGAACAAATCCGAAAATGGCCCCAGTCGCAATAGTAAAGGCTGCGAAACGACGGATAGCCAACGCGGAGTCTTTACCAAACGCTTCAATTTCACTACGAGCCGAGCCAACATCCTTAGCTACTTTACCCATGCTCTTGCTGACGTTAGTCGTAGACTGGGCCAGTTGTTTCTGACCATTATTGGCTGCGATGGTTGCGACAGCCAAAGCGTTGGTAGTCTTGGCTGCAGTTCTTCCAGCGGTGGCAACTGATTTAAGGTTACTGGTTGAAGCAGCAAGAGTAGAATTTAACGCCGTTAGTTGCTTGGCAGCGTTGTTGCCGAGGACAATATTAACCGGAATGTTAATACCAGCCAGTTGTGACGTGATGGCGTTACGAACCCTTTGTAGATGTTTAGGCCCACTAAGTATCACTTCTGCATTAATATTGAATGCCATAAGCTACCTTTAAACAAAAAGCGACCTATCTTGTAACACAAGTTAAAAAAAATAGATCGCTTATCCGGTTGTTATTAAGTGGCAACAGGGTCTTCTACCGTTGTCTCCACTGGTTTCTTGCTTGTCCGTTTTTTACGTGGCTTCTTAGGTGTTTCTTCTTTGGAAGCCTCGACCTTTTTTGTCTCATCGTAGGAACACTCATCTATTGGGGCACCATCTTCATCTAGGAACGCGGCGTGCTCAATATCAAAGCTGCCTTCGGCATTTAGCTCGCGACCGTCTGCATCCACATAGACAAAGTTCTCTCCCTCGGTCCAACTAATAAAGTTTCCTTGTGGATCAATATGTCGCCCCTTAAGATCCGTTAGGCGACCCGCTTTATCTACAAGCTGAAACTCACTATTGACAAACTTAAACTTTTTCAGGAATTGGTTCTCTGGTAGCTTAGCATCTACTTCTTCCGTTTCAGAAATAAGGTAGAAAAACTCGGTAGCACCAAGAGACGCCACAATATTGTCCTGATCCAGTAAGTAGTCGTTTAAACCGCCTGGAAAGTAGGGTTCTCCTGTCTCATCATACACCAAACAGGAGGCAAAAAGAAAGTTAAAGCGAATAGCATCAGCCTTACCCTCGCAGGAATTTGCGTCCAATTCCGTACGAGAAGATAGAAGCTCAACCATCTCCCCACGCTTTTCTCGCATATCTAGAGCTATCGTACGAGCTGCCGATAGCTTAATACCACCTTTGGCAAGACGAAACTCTTTGTCAATAACCTCTACTCGTAACTTCTGGTACTTGGCCTCTCTGTCGTCACTCCACATCTTACGTTTGCGTAGTTCGGATTCTAGCTGATCTCTCAACAAGGAGCCCGCCTCTAACTCTTCATTAAAGGTCTTACGACGCATCTCGTTAGCCTTGACTAGCTCGCCCATATTAGGACGGCGTACGGCATACTTGACACCATCCCATTCAAAAGTTCTCTTCTCTGCTTTTACAAATTTAGCCATCGTTTGCTCCTTGGTTTTCCTGTGTATCAAAAGGTCTAAAGGTCATCACATAACGATTCCACGATAGCGTGTATTGAGCTATCTCGCTTTGTGCGGCTCTCAAATTTGAGTTGCCTGCGTCCAAAATACGAGTACGGGCTTCTTGCCACAGATGCCTATACTCTGCTTGCTCTGTAGTGAGCTCACTTACATGAGAACCATGTCCCCATAGCTCTCCGAACTCTTCCTCAAAAACGGCTAACGAGCCGATTATAGTAGTGTCAAACTTCTTCTTTATGTTGTTAAGAAGTCTCTTCTTAGATACTTCATGGTATTCTGACATGTTATCTTCCTTTCGCCTCTCGCATAGCTTGATTTCTCAGTTCCATTTTAACGTCAGGTAGTTGACTTTCGTCTAGCTTGCCCGCACTAGCCTCTATAGCCTTCCGTCTTTGCTCTACCCTTACCTTACTATTAAGGTCATTGAGTTCTTTAATCTTGTCAGCTTCTTCTGGAGAATTAGCCACCACGAACATCTCACCAGCATTACTTGCGTTGTTTTTGTGAATACCTTTTGATCCTAATAAGTCCTCAACTTCCTTCTGCTTTCTATCTTTCTCTGCTGACTTTCTGTTCTTAGCCATCCAGCCGTCGAACATCCAGTCGTCTTCTATTACTTCGTCTGATGGGCGATCAGCACTTTCGTAGGCCGAGTCATACATGCGAGAATAGAGAATACTGCTTTTCTGGTCATCATGTAAATCACAAATAGGGATACCAAACATTTGTTCTTTACCAAGTGCCCAGTATGATCTAAAGGGTTCTGTTCTAGCTATCTCTCGGAAATTAGCCTGACTGATTAGATTGGACTCAGCCTTATTAGTAAACCTCTTAAGGATAACTCCGTCAGATTCCCAAAATGTTTCGTATGAATATATTGAATTATTACATACGTCTCTAATGCCAAGAGCAATTAAGAAATCAGAGCGAAGTGCCTCTGCATGATATTCGAACGTCATAAGCTCTAGAGAGAACTTACGATGATATGCCTTTTCAATTGATTTTTCGGCACCCTTAATTCGGCGTCGAATAGCTTTCTGTTCTTTCTTATTATAAAGGGCTTTGTACAGTTGGATCTTTAGATCTTCTAAGTATGTTTGATAATCTTTAAGTTGCTTCTCATGCTCGGGCGTCCATGTGCCTGTTTTTTGGAGCATAAAGGACGCCTGATCACGGCTGATTAAGCCATCGTACTTAACAGTACCTAGGACGTCGGTATAGAAGAGATCAGCTAGAGCACAGTGATCTGGGGTTGACGGCGTTGATTTATAAAGTTGCTTATCTACCTGTAGATAAACTATGCCAGTCAGAATCCTATTAACAGTAGTGTTCTTCTTGCTCTTTTCCATACTTTCTCCGGTCCTAAGAGAAGTAAAAGGGGGAAGGACGAATCCTTGCCCCCTCTATTTCAAATTATCTTAAATGCTTATGCAGCATTTTGTGTCAACGCATCCATGTAGCCAGAGCGTGTGTTCCAGAATGCTTGTCCACTCTCGCTAAAGTCATCGCCAGAGTGAATCACGGTAAAGTCATTGAATGTAACGTAAGAATAACTCACAGTTACATTACCTCCACCAGCATCACCTCCACCATAATTGACAGATGCTAGCTTATTCTTTCGACCAAGATTAATTCTCAACCCCTCACAAGTGGTGATTCTGATTGGGCGGTTAACCAAGGTGTCAGAACTTGCACACAAACCCCCACCAAGACAGTCATCAATTGCACTAACTTGATCACCAGAAACAGATGAAACTTCAAAGTCAGAAGTTACTTCGACGGGAAAGGTAACAGTCTTAGCAAAAGGACTTTTAGCACCTAGCTCAAACAAATCTTCACGAGCCAAGTCGGTAGAGACGGTAATGGAAATCACACGGCACAGACCAGACTTAACACCACTAGCAGTAACCCCGAAGATATCGCCCGGTAGGCGGGTATAGTCAGCGTCGTCAGCTTGGGCGTTAGAGCTTGCGAAGGTGATATTCTCACGACGATTCACGCCACCAGAGCCAATTGGTGCATCATCGTTAGCCGCACTCACGGAACCTGTAGCTTCTGTCAGCGTCCAAGGGGCCGTGCAGGTACCACCATAAGTGTCCCAGACCTTAGTATTACCAGCTAAAGTCAAGTCTTCTGAGAAGTTGTCTTCAAGCGGGAAATTATAAGTAACAGATGAAACTGTTAGTCCAGACATTTCGACGTATGTAGCGGGGCTACCAGCTACAGCATCAAGGGTCTCGGGCCAGATGCCCATTTGCATAATTGTTTCAGCAGGAGCCCGTGACACCAATGTTGGGGTGGCGGGCGAAGTTCCATCAGCTAAGGTTGCAGTTGCAAGTAAGAACAAGACAGGATAACCGTCCAAGACCTTACTCAATGTAACCTCGACGTCTGGAATGCCTTCGATATTTTCGAAAATAGCGAGTTGACCCAGCTCAAAAGCTTGCTCCAGGTTGAATGTAGTCGTGATAGCGACGGATTGAACACCGTGACCTTCACGAAAAATAGTGGTTCCTGGCTTACGGAACGCAACCTGTTGAATTGGGTAGTAAATTCTATTATTAGCCATTTATTCTTCTCCTAGATTGAAAAGTATAACCTCGTTGTTAAATACACCATTTTTCGTATTTTAAGCAATAACTATCTCAAAAGTAGCTCTTACCGTTCCTTGATGAAGTCTGCTACTATAGGAATTCATCTCCATAACGACCATATTGTAGAACCGAGCCATCTTATAGCTGTATTTATTGACCAGATCAGGATACATGGTTGGATTATTAACGACCATTCCTCGATGATCTAGACTATATACCCCGCTGGAGGCTACTGTATTGTTGTCGTACATCCATAGTGTCCGATCTGCCTGTAATGAGATGATATCTGTCAGCTGGTTACGCCACCACCTAGTCTCAGCGATGATGTGAAACAATACATCCTGATAGACATACTGACCAACATTGCCCAGTTGATAAGGTTTGAACTGACGACGTGGCACAGCCTCTACGACAATAGCGGGCATCTGTACTCGATGATTGCCGGGTATTTGCCAGTTGCCAGATCCAATGTCAGAGAATGTAGCATCATCAACACGGTGAGAATTGTATTGTAGCTCATCCCACCAAGGAGCCTGATCAGCGATATATACCTGCACATTACGATAGCTATGCTCCAGTTGAACAGACGAGTTCATATTAATAGCTGTATCAAACACTACTCTACCCAAAGGATAGTTATAGTGATGACCAAAGGTCGCATCTCCAGTCCCATATAAAGTGCTCGCAACTCTAACTCCCGAAATATTTATGGGCTGACTTGCATACTCCACACCTGTTTCCCACACTAAGTCTTTGCGTGCGGCTTCCCAAACTTGACCATCATCATAGGCCAAGTCTTTTACCACTCGTAGATTGTCATATGTTCCTCCGTAGGCCCCTGAGGTAGGAATGGTGATATTTCTAAATGCACCAACACCCAAGAAAGACCAGTCGAGATAGGTTTTTAAGTTGCTCTCTAGTTGTGACATTAACAAAACATCGCCAATGTCAACTACATTATTGAACGAGGTGTAGTCTTGCGTTGCCATTACTTAATTCCTTTGGTAATTTCTTGTCTCACGATATTATCTATTTCTTGATCGATTGTCTCTAAGGCTCGTAAAACAAAATTGTCGCTTGCCGTTCCTGCGAATTCAGGAGGCATTTGCCATGAACCACCTGTTTCAACCATAATGCCAAGCCCTGTTCTGCTTCGCCTGTGAAATCCACTGCTAAAAGTATAATCTCTTATAATCGCACCTGAGCCTTCATGCAATAACCAACGTAACCAGTCTATGGGTATCAACTCCCCTTCGAAATTAGTGTAGAAATAGGTTGCCTCTGGCATAGTTAGTACGTCACTGTAATCAGCCTGTATCATTCTTATCGATAAAGAACCAAACTTTCCGGCCACAGCGTTGTATTGGACTTGAATCCCCTGAGCCCATTGGTTGATCACAGCATCAATTACAGAGGGGTCAGGAACTCCTAATTCACCCTGTAATCGTCCTCCAAAAAACTCGTGATATATATCGGAGGTTTTTAACAAACGCTCCACAGAGCCTTGTACACGGCTCGTGACTTGAGTCACAACCCCTTTGATGCTTCGCTTGAAAGCCGCATTAATTTCTCTCGTAACGCCTGCTCTAAACTCAGCTGCGAACCTAGGCAATATTATTGAAGCTTTTAGTACCATTATCCAATTCTCTTCCACATGCAAACAACGAAATCGTCGGAATCTAGACCACAAGGCTGTGGCTCAGATGCACGAGTATATCGATGAGTGCCATATCCGGCTATATTTGTAGCTACTATTAACTCTTTCGCTCTCTTTAGTTGTGGTGTGCGATCAGCAAAAGTTAGGACTTGAATGTCTCCTTCGGCGGTATTCACTGTACCCACATTGAAAAAATCTTTCTGTTCCCAGACAACCATCAAGTTCATCGTTTCCGAGCTCTCCACTCCACGTTTACCGGCACCTTGGCACATCGGACATAAGCCTCCGAAAGGAAAGGGTAGATAACCGCCATCTTGAAAACGATTAGAGGACTTGTTGCCTATAGGATCAAACACACAATTAGGACAATCCTCATACCTCGTTGTTCCATACGATAAAGTACAAGGAATAGTAAGTCCATCATCATACAACATCGAAGAGATGATATTGACGAAAGTCGCCTTAATGCCGTTCGAAATTAAACCAGAAAAATTACTCATGCTTTCTCTCTAGTCTTGAATATCTATCTTCTAATCTGTTCCAGCGTCGTTCGAGCCGAATCATTCTTCGCTCGACAAGGCTCATACGAAAAGCAATACATCTCATACGACTCTTGGCGAAAAGTTTACGTATTCTGCGGAATGCTTTCATGTTTGCCCTTTCAGTTAGGCAGTGTAATAGGTAGGGTCATCAAAACGGCCACTGTATGCTGCGTTGATCTCTCCAGTTGGTACTCCATCAATACTAATTGGATATCCTGTTATCGTGTAGTTAGCTGTGCCCCAAAAACCTGTCGCCTTTGGTGCCTGTACGACCACACTACCCTCTTGGTGAGGAGTGCCAGCACCTTTAGGTTGAAAAATAATTACTGACATTGTTTCATCTCCAATTAATGATAAGGACCACCATCATTACGATGATGGCCGTGACTGTAATTTTGCTGACCTGGATTGAAGTTGTTAGACGCAAAGGGCGACATTACCGCTCTGATAATTTTCTTACCTTCGTAGCTAAAATTGTATTCTTGTTTCAAGTCTGCATAAGATTTGCACGGTCCAGCGGTAAGTAATTCTTTTAAAAACTCACCATATTTATTAGTCTCAATCACGGCAGGACCACATCGTGCTTTGACACCTTGTAACAACGCCGTAGTTCTAAAGTTTCCTTCGTCTGCTAAGCATGCTGCTCTTAGTACCATGAAGTTGATAAACTCTTGACCATCAGTTTGACCTGTAGGGTCGGGAGATATTGTGTTTGCTTCTACATCAACTGTATATGTGTTTGTTAAATTCAGGTCGATTGGAAGAAAATACGCAGCGGTAATTAAAAGATCTTCTAACCTTTTAGTTGTGTACGTACCTGTTCCGCATCCAGCATCATTTAGCATCGTACGTAACATTAATAAACTAGTCTGTTGCCATGTTGCCATATTCAATTACCTGTCCGTTACGTGAAGTATACCATCACCTTCAAGAATCTGACCACTGGTAGTAGTTACCAATGTCTCAACACGATACGATGTGCCTGTTGTACCTGCTGCTATCCACATCTGGACGCGACTACTGGTACCTAAGCCATTAACAATGCCACTCTGGGAAATAATTAGATCTGTACCTGTACCACCAACATTGTTGGAAATAATACTATTAATACCCGAAATGATCTCGCTAGAGGTTATCATTAAATGATTAAACTCCATAGAGAATAAACGCTTCTCTCCGGGCTGTTTGCATAGCCTCTCTTTTGCCGTTACGCCCATCTATTTTCATCTCCCATTAGCCACGTTCGTCAAAGTTCCAGTGTGTGCCGTCTTCGTCTCGTGTCCATAATACACCACCGTTCTCTACAGACCACAAAACACCACGAGAATCTAAAATCCAAAACTGTTCTTGACCAAATATTTCAATCGGAATCCTGTGACTGCTCAGTAGAGCAGACAGTGGCACAGCGTCACCTAACAACTCTACTGGTATCGTAGTAAATAACTCAGCCTCACCTAGCAACTCTGCTGGTATCGCAGTAAATAACCCAGCCCCACCTAACAACTCTACTGGTATCTTAGTAAATAACTCAGCCTTGCCTAGCAACTCTACTGGTATCGTAGTAAATAACTCAGCCTCACCTAGCAGCTCTATTGGCACAGTAGTCGGTAACTCAGCAGTGCCTAACAACCCAACAGGAATTGAATAAGTAGCGGACACTAGGATTATCCCAGCGTCGGTATAGTACCACCCATAGGTTGATATAGGTGTCAATGAATCGACCAACACTGGTTCTGTAAACCACCCGTGAGTCGAAATTGATGTTAGGTCTGTGCCTAAAGCCATTATTAAGTTCTGTTTCTTTCATCGCCCGCTTTCGTGAGCGTATAAAGTACACCCGTATTATTCTGTGAGTAAAAGTCGTAAACTCCTGTTGCCGACTCAACGATGCGACCCTGTGCCATTGACAAGATGATCTCCATGATGTCGCTGTATGGCACCCCATCATAATTTGTGTCGTTCAATGCTCCAACAACACCTGTTGGAATGGTTGTCTGTAGGGTTGCTGTCTGAGTTGTGATTGTTCCGGTAGTTGCAATGCCCGCAGAGATTAGGTCTGCCGTACTTACTGCAATGGCATCGACCAAGTTGCTGAACTTGTAGGATGCGATTTTGACATCACCAATACCAGAGACAACCGTATCGCGATCATCACTAAACATGTTACCGTCGAACTCAACGCCGTGGTCAGTAGCAATCTGCCAGTTATTGATTGTAAAATAAGTTGACCCCAGAAAGTTTCCTGATGTTGTAGTATCTCCACCTACCGACCTAAAGGCTGGTACAAATCTTAGATTCTCTCTGTTTAACGACCATTCTTTCCAGTCAGAAAACAGATCAACTTTAACATCTATGAGACTTTCGGTGGGATTGATAGAGATTACTCTATTTATCCCATCAAACAAAACCTTGTGACGAAGCTCCCAGATATCATAGCTGTTGTAGAAGTTGGTTATTCCGACAATCATTAATCTGATACCTCAAACCAGTTAACAATGTAGTTCATTTTTGTAGCAAAGCTATTAAGGGGTGTTGCGGTTAAGGTTAGGTTTTTAGCTTCTCCACCGTCAGTGCGTATGACTCTCAGGGTGTCGGCATATGTTGCAGCATTGTCATGAAAGTGAACTTCTTTAGTTTGGTCAACAGTCCAGGCGAACGCATGCGGATTATAACCAGAAAGGCCCCCTGCTACATCAACAGTTATAACACTGTCTGGATCTCCACTCACATAGACTGCTCCGGTAACCACAGGATTAACATAAAGCTTAACCAATATGTGGGCACCAACTAGGTCATTACCGCTTTGATGTGGAAATACATACAGGTCATCAAGCAGGGATACTTTCTTATTAAGCTTGCCCTTAAAATTAAGTTTAGGTTGCAGTGTCAATAGATATTTTTCTTCTCCAGTAGGTAGAAATACTCCTGAGACACCAAGTCTATCAAAGTGACCGTGATGTCCCGGCAGTTTATCAATTATGTTTGCGAAGGACTCATCGCTAGTTCTTACAGAACTGGTGAAGGCTCTCATTTCACTCGTAGAAGCAGTCCCATCCAAGTTCTCTTGTCTCTGTCTTATAGGTAAAGACGATGTTCTCATGAAGCCTAAGGTATTGATATTCGTCAGGTCAAAGGTGTGCATAGTAATACGGTTGTTCTTAGCAATCACTCCCACTCTAACACGACCCGCAGAGTGGCCCTGCATGTCTATCCAGTACTGGTTAGTAGTAGCTGTGTTTAAAGTAATAAGGCTAATATTGCCCAGATCTTTTGATCCGTCAACTGTGTCGCCATTAAACGCAGACTGAGATACTGTACTTTCCACTATCGAGCCATTAGAGTCATTGCGAATACATATCTCAAACCCGCTCACTTGATTTTGTCTAAAAATGATACCGTTGCTACTATCAAAATATCCCCATTCCCTCACCAGATTGGCTTTGCCCTCATCCCCGCATTGCACACTCATCTCGATAAGTTGAGAAGCACCGGGGATATACTTATGGCAAAGATCTGTTGTTCTCTGACTAATATCTCCGCTGGCAGTACCGTTGCTATGCAGAATAGAAGAACTTCCCGTAGCATAGGATACAGCACCGGCTCCAGCAACAACAACTGTATGAAGAGAGGATAATGCGTCATAAGTTGGCGAGTACCCTGCAATCAGAGTATCATTACTTCCACGCAGTCTACCGTAGGCATCGAATTGTATAGCACCTTCACCGAATCTAACGTGAGCCTGCCCAGCACCATCGACTTTTTGTCTATAAAATGGATTGTTTCCACCGACAAGCATGGTCGTATTAGTATAAAGACAGTGACCTACTCCATTAGTAACAGCTATAGTTACAGAGTTGACCTGAATAGCTTCACCGTCTACAGGAGTAGTATCTTCATCAGCTACAGCCATTAGAACATAAAGAATTCCTGTAGTGCCCGCTACTTGGACATCAATTACTTCGCCAGTGGTGTTGCTGGTAACGAAGGTAACTACATCTTCGACAGAAAAAGTTCCTGTTAAAGTATCGAAAGGTACCGCCATGATATGCTCAAGACGAATCCTGTCACCAGTACTTTCTGGAGGGATTCGTGTAAATCTTCTGTCGCCTAGAGTGCCAGCCATATGTATCTCCTTCTTTCCTTGTTCTCTTTAAAAGAAAGGGGGAGAGGGACAGTCCCCATCCCCCCTCTGACTCTTATTGTCCTAGTTTATGGGTTGCTATAGTTACGTTCGAGGGACGATACTAAGGAAAACACGTTAGTAGATTGACGTGTAACAGTACCTACAGTGGATACATACTGAGCTGTATTCAAACCTATAGCTACAATGGTTACTGGAGCATCCACGCCCGCAGACGCAGCTCCACGTTGCGTATTACCATCAAAATCATACTCGTATGAAATTGGCGATGCAGATGGATTAAGCGTAGTCATATCAGCATCAACAGTGTCTTGTACGATAATAGCGGTATCAGTGCCATAATCTCGGCCTGTGTCATCACCCGCATCATCATTAGTAAAGAACACAACAATCTTGACATCCGAATCATCAATCAAGTTCTGGTTGATGGAGATAGACAAGCTAGAGATAAACGCGAAGTTAAGGCTTACACCCAACACGTCTTCCATAGTGATGTTATTCTTATCAGTTGAGTTAAGATCGTCAATAAACATATTTAAAGTAGTAGCATTAGGCGAGGCGAAGGACATCAGTAGATCGGTGACATCGCCACGGAATACTCCACTAGAACTATCAATATCAGAAATACCGCGTCGATCACCATCGTCTAGACTGGTAGCAAAGCCACGACGCAATTGTTTTTGTACAAATTGAAAACACTGAGCCAGCGTTCCATTATTGCCTAACAATCTCCAGTTAAAACTATAGTTAATTCCCTGTAAGGTGCGGACAAAACCATTCTCTCCGCTAAGGGTCGCTGTGGTATCTGCACCATTAGTTGTTACGCCATTGGTAGATACCAACTTGACTGTGTCATCAGCCGTCTTCGTAGTTGTAATACCCGAGACAACATATCCAGCGATATTGGCGGCGTCTTCGGCATTCCCGATATAGATAACTCCACCAGTAACATATCCATCAGTGTAGAAACTACCACCATCTCGGCGGCGAATTTCGTCAGGATTATTACCACTGATAATTAAACCAGAAGTACCATCAGCAGCCACATTAGTTGCTAACTCTTTCTTATATTGTATCGACATACCTGGGCGTCGAACTTCAAAGTTCATAGAACCAGACGCAGGCGTTGGCCAAGGTTGATCCTTGGTGTCGATAACAAGATTATTAGCGTCAGTAATACTAAGAACGTTGTATACACCAACCAAAGCATCACGAACATCTACGCCTGTGGCTAGGATAGTCAACTCGTCGGTAGCTATCACACCAGAGGTGCTAAAGTTAGCAGAAGCACTATTGAATGTACCAGACAAGACAGAGCCACCGATATTGACGACAGTACCGTCTGACAATTCAGCAACACGTAATCTCGTATTAACACCAAAGACAATAGAACTTTCAGTCGGAATATTTATATTAGGCTCTTGCAGCAAAGTAAGTTCCGTTTCAGAAACTACATCAACAATCTCATAATACTTATTGCTTAAGCCAGATGCAGTACCACTCATAATAGCAACATCACCAACCTGAATAGCTCCACCTACGAAAAAAGAAGCAGCAGAGGTAAGGGTGAATGTATTCTCTTGTGCTGTACCAGTAGAAGCCGTCGCTACAACTCCATCAATACCAGATAGGACTTGCGATAAGGTTTGATAAATGGCAGTACCACCAGCCAATTCACCGTCAGTAGCAGTAATCGAGCCGTCAGCAGCGTGCGTGACAGGAAATCTATTCACTAGGGTCTCAAGAGAGGCAACACCAATATCCGCAATAGTAGATTCCCCGTAAGACTTGGCCTTTTTGCGAGCAAAGAGCTTCAATACAGTACGGAAATCTAGGCTACCACCCACATCACGAGTCAAGATAGCTTGATTCACAGGACCGGTTAAAACAAAGTTCTTCGGTTGGGTTATACTTCCCGAAACAGAATCAATTTGTAAGTAATAAACCTGAGTGTCATCATCTAAGCTACCCAAGGTAATAATACCAGCATATTCGGTTTTAGTTGTACCAGCACTATCTAGAGCCGCCCATCCACCCGTACGAATAAGTTCGCGGCTAGTATTGTCACGCCAATCCCAATCATTGTGGCTCGCACCACCAATTTCGAATTGCTCTCGCGTAATAGATTCTAGCGGGAACACAAACTGGATCAAGTCAACATGTCCAGCCCCTCGTGTTTTCCATTCTTCTTTTAAGAAGGAGTAGACAGCCTGCAATGTAGCACCATCAGCAACAGTACCACCTACCGCCGTAGTTACAGCGTAGCCTACATTAAGTTCACCACTAGTAAAAGCTGTATTTACTAAAATTCCAGTTTCGCCCACAAGACCTGTAATGACGTGGTGATCAATATCTTCGCCATTAACGATAGTGAGAATATCACCTGAAATAACACCTGATGTAGCAAACAATGCGGTTGCATCTTTAAACTGCACAGGATAGGTAAAAAGTCCTTGAGTCTCTCCGTTCTGAAATCCTACTGCTTCTAGAGCAACCTTGGGAGAGGTAGAATTGATCGGCTTAATACCAATCGTCTCATTGATATAATCAACTAAAACTTGTAGTCGATCAAGATTGTCAGGGTCAGTAATGATGGCCATATTAGTTATTCTCCAATTATACGTCTCTCAGGAATGCCTGCCTCTTTACGACGAGCAGCCATTTTACGTTCATACCTCAAACACTCTCCACAGGGGGCACAAAAAATGTCACCCACTGTTCCATCGATTAAGCACTTTTCCATAAACTGCACCAAACGACCACATTTATCATCCGCACATTCCACATTGTCAGGGTGTGGAGAAAAAGTTTCAATCAATCCAAATGCAGTCCTAGCTTTACTCATTTAAATACACCTTTTTAAGGATTTTCGTAGTTACGGTCAAATATTTGTGAGATGCGTGTGGAGCTAGAAGCACTTGTTAACAAATTTTCGTTTGTTCTAAAGTACTTATAATCCAAGCTCATTACGACAATATCTACGTGAAAGTCGCCAGTAAAATTGTAGGTAAACAGAAATGTGCCCGGCACTCCAACGGACTCAATGCCCTGTAATTCGTTAGTAGTATTAGTCTGGTAAATGCGAACTTCCGATCCAGTAATAATATCCGTCAAGGTGAGAACAACAGTATTCTCTATGGTTACTGTACTGTTCACGTTACCACTTGTCGCCGTCGCTGGATTTGCAGTGTTCGTAGCCTGAATAAGCAAGTCGCCCGAGGTTGCTAAGCTAAAGTTAATATCAAAATCGTTCTGGCTGAACTGTAGATTATCATAGATGAAGGTGCCTGAGAACGGATGTTCGATACCAACACCACTACCCACGACATTTGTATTAGCAACAAAGTTGGAGTTCTTGACATCTGTTCCTGAATTCCATAGGAAAGAACCCCCTAGACCTGTCGCGTTTTGGAATGTAGAGTTTCGAATCTCGATACCGCTGTCGCCATTAAACTGAGCGGAGCCATCAATAGTGGAACCGATGAACGCATGACCGCTATCTGCTGGCCATGTAAGTGATCCATCAAAGCCACGAATGGTAGTACCATACATCTTGACATTAACGTTTGGCTCATCCTCGACATCAAGAGAAATGCGGTAATCAGAGTTGCCCAAGAAGGTAACACCATTTCGTCCACGAGCAGTATCTCCATCTCCTACCTTAATTCCCAGGTTAACCTCAGTTCCTGACGTTGTATTCCCTACAATATTGATCCTTTGAAACTCTGTTGGTATTGAGTTTATAAACTGAACAACACCAAATGTATCAATATACTGAGGGTTATTGAAGGTTATAACCTTGTTGATGTCGTTGAATACAGTACCAGCGTTATTGCCGCTACCTATCTCTAGATAGCCCTGCATTTCCAAAATGGTATCTGTGGATTCCAATGTCTTGATAGCCCCGTACTGATTGTTAAGGGTTCCTTCGTCTGCTGCCAGCAAATCACCAAAGCCATCCTGGCTAGTTCCGCTACCGTAGATACGAAGACCAGAACCAACATCAATGGCATCAATAATAACAGCATCACCACCACCCTTAGATCTGACATCAGCAACAAAGAAAATACCAATCCCTCGAATAGACGACAGACTGGCTGCGGAGAAACTACCACCCGATTGCGTAGGGCGGGTAGATGGATCAATCACCAGCCTTTGCCAACCACCGGGATAGTTTTCCAGACCAAATATTGTCCATGCCGCCCAAGAGTTAGTAATGGTAGCATTGTTTGTAATAACAACGCCCAAACCACCACGAGCTAGGCCTGCGGTAATGGTTCCCGTAGAGGTAGGGGCAATTAGAGAGTTGAGCCAGACCCAAACCAACTGGTTTTCCTCAGCACCACCTGCTGAAAAGTCAAAGCTCGCAGCTGCACCACCGTCAAAATGTAGGAACTGTAACCTATTTGCGGTAGGGTAGTTCATACCAATAGATTCAGACCCTTGTTTGTGCAATGAGCCTAAACTCGCGGTGGGACCACCACCACCCCCAGCAACCTTAGTAGCTGTGTAATTTCCGAGCGATTCTGCCGAATCAGCTCGTGTCCCAATAAATTCTATAGTTAGTGGAGTAGGCATTATGTAGTATTTCCCTGTACGTTTAACTGATAGAAACTATTTTGAGCAACAGTACCATCATCAGCAGTAAGTTGTAGCCATACGCCTTGATAGTCTAACGGTCCTAAATTAGTATTAGGAATGCCACTTGCACCGGACCCATAAGATGTGACACCAGTAGGAACGGCTAAACGGTTAGCTATGCTCTCGATATACTGGGGAGATTTCTCCAAGCCAAATTGTACAAGAGTATAAATACCACTCGCGACTTCTGTTAGAGTAGTACTAAGTAGTGCGGTAGTGGCATTATTGTTCTTTAGGAAAATCTTCTCATAAAAAACTTTATCCGCACCTCCAAAAGAGTTGGCGGTAGCGTCATAGAATGGACGTAAAAATCCGCTCTCACCCGTTGCTATCGAACCGAGCCCAGTGTTGCCAATAGCATCACGTAGAGTGATTAGACCCGTAGCCACGCTATCGATTGTTACTGTTAAAATACGCTCGAACGATTGAACACCTGAGACTAAAGTGAGGCCACTTAGTGCAAATGTGTCACTTTGAATAACTCCTGCACTGTCTCTGCCAACGATTGTCACATTTTGTACATCGCCCGCATTGTCGCTTAAAACCTCAACGATATCTGTTGCTACTATATCATTAAACTCAACTCTTAACCCGCTGTTAATGGTTCCACCAGCAATGCTAGCATCGTCCTGAGGCATATTGCTGCTTGCGTAAAATACAATATCGTTTGCTGTGACGCTCATGCTAACACCCTTCGATTAAGATCCAGGTTAAATCATCGTCCGCTTCGGCCTCCCACTCTGTAGAGCGTATTGGCAGTGTCCATATTAACATATATGTACCCCTACGAAAAAAGCCGTGGCAGCAAGTGCCACCAACGGCTTTAGAAGAAACGTATTATAAGCAGTTACTTAGAATGAGCCAATTACAACTCGACGATTGTCCAACACGGCGAACCCATGCTCTGCCCAGCCATAAAGGCCAGCACGTCTCTGACGATGAAGAGTGTCATCTTCAAAAATTTGCAAACCAGCACGAACCGGCATTACAAAGCTGTCACTACTACTAAGGTCAAGACCAACAACGATCTCGGCGTCACCTGCTGGCAACGTACCAGAAAGATCACTCTCGTAGAAGACTTGGTATTCTTGCTCGTCGCCAAGCTCATCCATGTCGTGAAGATTGGTCTGGAAGATACGAGTTAGCAAACCACCATCTTGGGTAATCAGCTCACGTCGAGTCACTTCGTCAACTTCGTCTACACCCCAGTTGCGAATATCTTCGATTGCTTCTGGTGAAACGTAGAGGTCAGTCAATTGACCACGACTGATCGAAGACGAGTTTCCACCGCCATTACGACGCATGGTAATCTTCATCAGGGATACCAATCTCTTTGAGAATTGGTTAGTGTCGGCGTCTGGATCGTAGACAAGAATATTGCGATCAACGCCAGCCGAAATCAAAGTATGCCAAGCATCATCGTTCATTTTCTTGGTAAACTGTGAACGCATAACGTCCATAGCACGACCAACAACATCCCAACGTGCATCACGAGCATATTTCAGCAACCAATCAATGGAGGCACCCACATCGTAAGTTGGGACCATAACCATGTCGCCTTCAACGTGACGTTCCGGGATACGACCGTGATTAGGAATCGTGTAAGCCACAAAATCCTTCTCGCTACCAGGAGCCAAGAAGTCCAGAGGAAATTCGCTGGTAGCACCAGGAGCTAGATTAACAATCTCGAAAATACCATCAAGGATATCTCCACTCATAACGCCTTTTCGCAATGGAGTTTCCAATGCTTTCGCGATCTCTGCTACTCCCGCCAAGGACTCTTCCTTCTTTTGGCTACCGGACTGCTTTAGCATCTCGGTCATTTCTGGAGTATAGTCAAAAAATGTCATCTTATTATCTCCTACAAGATACTAGTAATTAAACAATGTTGATAGACACTTTGGCATAGCCATCGGCGTCCAAAACGGACAAGAAACGACCAACTTGGTCGACGGTTAGCTGTCGTTCTCCAGCAACCACGATGCCAGTTGCACCTGCGGGAGCGGAGGCTGCACCAAACAACTGTCCATTGAGAGCGAAATATGCTTTCTCGCCAATAACTGGAGTACCGGAAACTTGATTCGTTACCACAGTACCTACTCGCAAGAGGGTAACCTTACCACCCAATTGCATTTCGTCTTTGTGTGCGTTGTACTGTTGACGAGTAAGGTCAATATTCACAACATCATTCAACAGCAAGCCAGCTGGCTGGTCAGCATAAGCAGCAACATCTCGGACCAAAGCAGCCGCATCATCCATCGCAGCACCGGAACCACCAGTACCATGAACAACAATACCACCTCGCTCAGCCACTGCATCACTTTTGAAATAGCTGATGTCTGTCAGATGCTCTACACGATCACCTTTTAAAGCCATTGTATATTCTCCTAAAAACTTATTCGGATTTTTTGTTAAAAACTACTTTTTCCATCCACGATTCAAGACCGGCACGAGCTACGGAAATCTCGTCTTCCGCATCGTCGTTTTCGCTGGCCATCGAAGTTCCCGCCTCATCAGCCTCTTCACCTACTTCTGATGCTTCGGTCTCATCTTCATCTGCAACTGCCTCTTCGACTGCATCTGCATCTGCCTCTTCGGTCTCGGTAGAAGTGGGCTGCATGCTAGCGATAGTCTCAACGACAGCATCGAACTGTGCGTCATTAAGAGCTTCAAAGGCTTCGATTTTAGTAGCTACTTCATCAGTAGGAATACCGGCCTGGACTAGTGCGAGCTCTCGCTTCTTCTTCTTCTTGTCTTCTTCCATCTTATCAAAGTTCGCTTGAAGTGCTTCTAGCGTACTTGACTTCTCACCCATCTCTGCTTCCAGCACGGTAATTTGGGCTTCTGCTTCGCTTAGTTTACCCTCAAGATCACTCCCTGCGTCTGTCATTTTAGCAACAGTTGCTTCTAGAGATTCAATCTTATCTTCATATTGGGAAACGTTCACAGCCTCAAGCTTGGTAGCCAGCTCTTTGTTCTCAGCAAGCTGAGATGCTAGAGCTTCCTTTAGCTCTTGGACCTGATCGTTTAAAAGATCGCTCATTGTACACTGCTCCTTTTTAGAGTTACTTTCAAAAGAATTATCTTCTGTACTTGTATTTACACCATTCTCCTCTAAAAATAGACTTTTGTCCTCCGAAGCATCAGCAAAGGAGAATATATGATCCTTTTCAAAGATGATACTGTCTGGATTGGCGGGTCTATCAACAAATCCCTTGCCACTAAAAGTGATGTTTTTCAATACTCTTCCAATCCTATGGTCTTGATAAGTTCCCTTTCCACCATAAGAACGTAAATGTTGGGATAAGAAGGCAGTGTCCTCAGAGCGAGCGATTATATGGTTGTTACCATCCATGTCTACTACGCCATAATCGAAACCGCGAAACACACACTCCATCGAAACGAACTTTTCTCCAGCCTCAATTTGCTGAATTAGCTCTGTTGCTCTGGCCTGCAGTTGTGGATCTTGCCACTGCTTATAGATAACCGAACCTACCAAAATATGGTAGAGGTCAGGTAGATCAGTAGAATCGTCATCAATCAAATTGAAGTTGGCATCGACCGCCCAACTATTGATAATGCCACCGACGATCTGCTTTTCGTCATGACCTAGATTTGTTGGCTTGAAACGAGGGGTAGCACGAGCAGCCCATACTTCGTCTTTATTAAAGATATCGTCGTTCTTATTCCATACAGTAGACACCAATATAGAAAATACGTGGTGAATGTCTGGATCATCAACGGCGGCTTCCGCGAGCTCTAGCAAGTTCTCAACCTTCGGCTGGAAGGTCGGATCATCCGCTATTGTGCCATCGTATGCGGCCACGGGAGCGTGGAAGGCAATGGATGACTGGGACCGAATCTTATGCTCAAGCCCTGCTTCTTTTTCTGCTGCGAATACGGCAGGGGTTTGTATTGTCATGGATTATGTCTCCGACTGGTTGTCAACGTAAAAGGAAACTCTAAGGTTACGTAGCTCATCAATTGTGAAGGACTTCTTATCTAAGATACTAAGAGCTTCGGTTGTCCACTTCTCAAATTCGACGTGTAATTCAGGAGTAGGATTTTTAGAAGCTGCTGCTACGTACTCCGCAGTTACTTGCTCTCCTATACTTAGATTACACAAAATCTCGAATTTTAGCTTCTCTAGCTGACTAAATTGTTCAGCAGTTAAACTTCTTAAGTTGCTTTTATCGAAAGTTGCTACTATTCCAGGATTAACAATTTCTGATATTTTAGACTGTGCATTCTTAGCCCAAATCTCAACAGCGGCCTTATTCCTTGGGGTAAACCTCTTCGGCTTACGCTTAGTAGTGTCTTTGGAGTTCTTCGGCCTACCTCCAGGATTACCCGTAGGAGACTGCACACTAGGACGACCGATCTTCATTTGATGCTCTTTCATCTTGAGAGCAGAGTCTTCGCCATCCCTCTTATTCTCTAGATCTAGACCCACCTCAGATGGAGCAGAGATACCGGTTTGTAGAGCGATCTTCTTTAATGAATGATCTTTATCTACTTGATGGTAAGGGCTAACTTTTTCCATTTCTACGGAATCTCGTCTCTTTTGCTCATTCTTGACACGTCGATTCTCAATTTCTGGCTTAGCTTTGATATTGCGTTGTACAAACTCGTCACTGACAATATTTCTATCAGCGAGATTCATCAATAAAGTAGCAACAGAGGCAGGATCATCAAGATACATGAATTCAAATTCAATCTGAGCAGGCAATCTAAATCCCATGGCTTGTTGAACTAACTTCAATTGTTCCGTCCAGAACTCAGTGATTATATTACGAACATAGTTTAAACGCTCAGTCAATGTTTTCAATGATATGAAGTTGTTAGTAGTACCAGACGCACCAAACGTCCCGGTTAGAGTGGGCGGAATACCCAGTGTAGCATAGATAGACATTAGCGTCGGACGATACTTCTCTTCACCCAGGAACTGTTGCAGATCACTACTTGTTTCGATAAGCTCAATATCTGGACCCCAAATAACATCAACGGTTCCACCACCAACGTTCGCTCCAAGCATATCTGCTAAAGTAGTTGAGGCTGTAGGGGTCGGAGCTAAATTGTGCTCTAGTGAGCCTAGCTTCCAGACCCGGATTTTAGAAATAGCACCATCCAATGCGGCCTTGTCTGCCAGCTGCAAGCGTTGATATAGATTCAACGGCTCGAATGCAGAGTATGTTATTGGGTCGGCCCAGGTTTGCCAATCGTCTTTTTTGTAATGATATAGGTATGTTTTATCGGGAGGCAAAAGGATATCGCTACCACCTTGTACTGCCCTTATAATATCGGGTGAGATATCCTCTAGTACCTTACGGATTTCAGGGTTTTGACTATCTAGTAATCTTTGTATCTCTCTTTTGAGGTGATACGGAACCTTGAGCTTGAGTAACTTGTTCTTAGATAAAGTAGCTAGAGAGCCGCCTACAGGTTCGACCAGAAGCGGATCAAGGAAGTTGTATTTCCAGGGAATCTCATTCTTTTGAAACCTTACATCATCTCTATTAACTCTAAGATCGGTGGCTCCAACGCTCTTTTGTACTTCTAAACGTTTGGGTTTATTTACCTTCGCGGTAAACATACGAACCGGGACGTTCGCTTCTCTGAAGAGAAGATGTCCTAGTCTTTCCGAAACGATTTTACCACGAACCTGGGTAAACCACCCATTAAGAAAACGCTCAATACGCTTATTAGGATGAACAATACGGATACCTTGACAGGAGAAATCGCCCATCAAATCGATGGCGTTATGGATAATGCCAATACGACGATAGACAAAACGAGAATAAGCTATAATATCTTTGGATTTAACGGGTGCTGCTTGGCCAGGACGAAACCAGTCGAAATCTCCACTTTGAAGTCCTGGTCTACCATCAGCATATGAGGTTATACCGGAAAAATCCCTACCATTGTTAGCGACACTATAGGATGCTTCTTCTAACGCTTCTGCGTATGTAGCAAAGGCTGCGTCTTGATCCTTCTCGTCGGCCCAACTAACCAAAGCTGGGGAGCCAGTAATTAAGGCCCGACTATCTTCTTTGCTTTTTGGATATCTGTGGTTCTTAGACATAAAATGTTTTTATCCTTGGGTTAATCACTACCTATTGCACATTACCGATGGTGTCGAAATAATCATTCTCACTACCAAATTCAATTGCCGAAAGCCCCGTATGTACGGGGGGATATAGACCTGTTAGAATAGCTAAATCAGTCACTTGGTTGAGAAACGGCAACACCTGCTGTTTTACACAGATGATCGGAGAGTGGATAGTCGATAGACAAGGAGCAGTGTTGACTGTCTCCTTGCAGACCATCCATGTTGTGACTGCATAGCAAGCTTCGTCGTCGCACCTTACTCCGGTAATAGTTGCTGCACATTGGCCTCTCCATGTGCAAATGTAACGGTCGATTGTCGGTTTGAAGAACGGAAAGATACCAGTTATATAAACAGCGTCATCTTCGTTCAGCTCACCCGTTGGTCCAACGTAGCCATCGATAGTGACAGAGAAGGTACAATTAGTTTCAAAGGCCTGTCGTGCCATGATTTCCACACAAGGCCGTGCCTTACCACTTTCACATGTAACAGCCAAAGCCTCCACACCTATTATAAAATTATCATCACAAAAACCCGACTCGGCCCCTGAGGTTCGAAATAAGTCAGCCTTTATTACAGTTGGATTTCCATAGGGCCGTCCACGAGCATCTATGCAAAATCCTGTCGGATGCGTAAACGTGGTGTCAGTAGCACCGTTGCATGCACAGGCACACAGGGGGTCAATGTCTCTATGAAGCCTTAGGCCTGCCACAATATTTATCTCCAAAGAAGCTTTTGAATTACTTAATCATCATCACCTATTGCAAGTCGTCATCGGTGAAAACATCATCCTCACTACCAAATGCAATTGACGAAATCCCCGTATGTACGGGGGGAAATAGAGTTTGAAAAAAGTCTAGATCAACGACTTGGTTGAGAAACGGAGTCCCTACATATTTTACACAGCTGATCTTCTCTTTGTTACGCGATATACAAGGAGCAACATCGACTGTCTCATCGCAGACCATCCATGTTGTGATTTTATAGCAAGTTTCGTCGAGGCACCATACTCCTGTAATAGTTGCTGCACATTTGCCTATATATCCACAATGGTAAGGGCGGGTTGTCGGTACACTGATTAGGTAGATACCGGTTATATAGACACCGTCATCTACGTTCAGCTCACCCGTTGATCCAACGTAGCCATCGATAACGACAGAGAAGGTACAATTATCCACAACAGCGACCTCTTCACCGCCACCGGTTGGGCATCGCTGTGGCTGACCACTTTTACACGCAGTAACAAAAGTACCCAGATCTATTAGAAAATTATCATCACAAAAACCCGCCTCGACTCCTGAGGTTCGAAATACCTCAGTCTTCGTGAAAACTGGTGTGTTTATGCACAATCCTGTCGGATGCGTAAACGTGGTATCAGTAGCACCGTTACATGCACAAGCACATAATGGATCGATATCCCTATGAAGTCTTAGGCCCGCCATAGTGTTTATCTCCAAAGAAGCTTTTGAATTACTTAATCGTCATCATCATCATCACCAAATGTAATTGACGAAAGGTCTGTATGCACTGCGGGAGTTAGACCTATCCAATAGTCGAGTGTCGTGTCACCAAACGCGTCGACCAAGATCTTATCTTCGTATTCCCGTGCCGGAGTAACATGTTTAATGCCGTCAATCCTTGTTATGGTCTCTGACAGACAAGGGGCAGTGTTGGTTCCCGAACAGGTAATCCACGCTGAGGTTTTATAGACAGCTAAAACGTCACAAGGTAGTCCAGTAATAGTGGCTGCACAAGTGGCTACATATCTACAAATAAAAGGGTTAATGCCCCCCCAGGCTTGACTAATAGGAATACCAGTCATATAAAGGACTTGATCTGCGTTCAGATCACCAGATGGTCCAGCGTACCCATCGATAGTGACAGAGAAGGTACAACTATCCTTAAGGGGTAGGTAAGATCTGTACTCACACCTTTGTGGCTGACCACTTTCACATGTAACAACCTCAACACTCAAACGTATTAGAAAATTATCCTCACAATCCTGCAAGCCTGTGGTTCGATATAAAAGCTGATCATCTATTCGTAGTCCACGATCTTGTATGCAAAATCCTGTCGGATGCGTAAACGTGGTGTCAGTAGCACCGTTGCATGCACAGGCACACAGGGGGTCAATATCTCTATGAAGCCTTAGGCCTGCCATAGTGTTTATCTCCAAAGAAGTGTTTGCGTTACAATACCTATTGTTTACTACACCAATGGGTATTAATTACTGCGGATCACTTTGACCGCTTTTGGAGAATAGCTTGCCCAATGTTGCGGACCAACATACATAGGCTTATTGGGGTCTACGTTAATACTTCCGACCTGAGCGATACGTCCTACTCCAACATAGGCGGGTGGAGTGATTTCTCTTTGAATAGACCGTGCTAGCATATTAACGATGACCAGAGCACTATAACGATCCTTTCTCATACGACCTTTCTTGCCTGTCTTCAATTTGATCTCAGGAGTATCAAACCTTTCTCTGCCTGACGCTGTACGACTCATGGTGATAGTGGAAAGTTCCGTTTTCAGTTCTTCTACCTCCATAACACAATCTTCCAGAGTGTCATATAATTTCAAAGCTGGACTATCACCAAGTCGCTCCTTAAGCTTCTTAAACTGGATCTTATCATGTTCAGATACCAAAGACAATGTTACATTATCAAAACGAGGAAACAAAAGCACCTTGTCTTCCATGTCTTTACGCAGGCCATGATTAGCTTTAGAGGTCCATTCGGCACTGGCAAACTGAATTAAGTCGATAATATGATCTCCGTCTAGCAAGTCGGTATCGGCTTCTTTCTTGTCATTTATGATAGGCAGCAGAGGACGTTCGCCTGCAAGGATCTTATCCTTATCTCTTAGGCCTTCGGCAATAACATAGCCACCTCCTTGAGAGTCAATACCTATACCTACACACGGAAACAGTCGATACAAGTCACGAATCTTTCTCACACAGAATCCATAGTAGTCATCTGAGTCTGTAAGGCCAAGCTTTTTTCGGGTACTAAAGTCTTTCTTGTTAGTAGTCCATACATATGCTATACGATGATGCTCAGGATGTAACTCTATAATCACAATGGCAAAGTTATCATTTTCAGACGCAGGATCAATTCCAAAGACATATTGTTTACCAGCACGTCCCTTTGTAATTATTTCAAACGGATCATCACACCATTGGGGCCAACCTGACTTCGCAAGATTTTTATCGGTAGCTGTAGCCCCCTCAATCAAGGTACGCTTAAAGAAACCCTGAGAATCTTTGGCGAAACATGCTGAATATTCCATAATAAAGATACCACTATGCATAGTAGCCCGAGAACGAGATACTTGTTGATCATCCATAAACCCTTCGGGAATCAACTCGTAAGGAATGCGAATTATTGAGAACTCCCCTCTGTCAAGACGCTCCATATATTCGGGCATGCCTTTCTCATTTTCTACTTTTTCTTCGTCATCTCCAAACGCACTATCATAGCCCTCTCCCTTAATCATCTTTTTGTATACTCGCCAATAGTCAGCATACGGTTCGAAGTCATAGCCCGCAGTACCGGACAAGATAGATTGATTCTTATGACGACTTTTATAACTCTCTTCTTGATACTCCGTCCATACGTCATCCGCTTTCATCGCGTTACGCCGAAATGCTTCTTTCACGTTCTGTGCTGGGTCTTTGTGTACAGAGGCAAAACCTGCTACAACTGTTTCATAGATCTCTACCGGGATGGAATTAAATTCATCGGCTATAACGGTATGAGCACGTAAACCACGTATCTTTGTATTGTGTGAGAAAAACCCATTTGCACAATACTCATGCTCGTCTGGCACATGTACGTCGTATGTAGCCGCCTTGCCATCAACGATAGACTCTACTTCATCATAGTAGATGTCTGGATCGTTTAATTCTTCAATATGAGATACTCCTTTTGCGTTCATATATTTAGCACAAAAGTCAGTAATTAAATCACGAGTTGCTTCTTTACGATCTTCAATTTTACTAGCACTAATCTTAGGCATCGCCACTCTTCTATTATCTTTAGCTATAGCCGTCATAGTAGGGATAAGGCCTGGGATAATATCTCCAGCGGACACCTCTCGTATCTTATCTTGCATCCCAGCGTCAAATATTCTTCGCTTACGAGCAAGACGGAAATTTATCCTCTCATAAAATAATCGCACATCCTTGCCAGTAATCAATAGTTCATAAATAGTATTCCAATTTTCATTCCTATCCCTTGATGTCTTGTAGGCTACTATACCAAAATGAAGAAGAAGATAATGCATTTGATCAATTAAGCGTTCCGATGTATTGGTAAAGCCTATTGTTATTCCTGTTCCACCTTTAGCTGTTTGGACCTGTATATGCCCATCGGTATCATATAGTGCTGAGAGACAAGCTGAGACAGCTTCTTTAGACGACGATAGAATAGATTGAGGAATAGTTTTGTCTTTTGCATAACACTTATCTGTCAGTCCGTACCTACTTAGAAAGTTAGCCTTCTTTTCTTTGCCA